TATGTAGTGTACCTCGTTTCATTTTTCATCTTCCTTTTGTTCCTTTAAGATGGCATGGGAAATGCGAGCGTCAAGAACATCAATATACTTATCCATAAATTTAAGCTGTTCATACATTAGATGTTTTTCCGTATCATCGAGTACAATAGGTGTGCTACTAAGAAATCTGTCTAATGCACACGCTTTCGTTGATAACTCCTTTCGTTCATCCATCATTCTATAAATATAATCTTTCATTATTCAGACACCTTCTTCCCTACACAGTTCCCCTTGTCATCAATCATCCAGCCCATACCGTCAAGCACCTTATCAATATCCTCTTTGTATTTCGGGAATCTCGTAATAACTGTGTTGTACTTTAGTTTCTGCAAAATAATCTGGTATGCTAAATATTTAGCCATTCGTAGACACTCCTTCCATCAAGGTATTCACAGCATCCTCAAGAACTGCAATGCGTTCCGACAAAGAGGGCGTCTGAGAGGTGCTTTCTGGCACCTGTGTCTCTTCTGGAATTTCAGGTTCTTTTGGCTTTTCAACTTCTTTAAGAATCCACTGTGTCCCGTCCCAGAGGCATTTGTGTTCTTCTGGAATTTCAGGTGGATCTACTTCCACCATGTTGCAAGGGATTTGCCATGAACCACTGATAGGACTACGGTCTGTACTGTCGAGTGTTTTAGGGCCTTCATACTCTCCTGTCAAGAGGTTAAAGGCATATACTTGTTTTGTGTCTTCCATTTATTCATCTCTCCTTTTAGTATTTAATCTGTGCAATCAGGCAACAGGCAGGTGGTTGTACGGTGGCGGAGGCACCATAGATAGCATTAGATCGCGAAGCATCAAAAATAACTGACCTATCATGATACCAAGTGGAGGGAGGGGCATTATCATACACTTGTTGAGCGTGTGTGCTTCTCTGCAAATAAAAAGCTCCATCTGCTACATCTATCGTGACACTTTCTTCATTAGTTAATCCAACAACATTATTATCATCAATAACAAAATTACCTGTGATATTTGGTAATCCTGCATTTTTAGTAGACAAAAAAGCACCCCCCTGTAACACCCTGCCAACTGCATTAGGTACTTTCAGAGTATCTGCACTTTCATCATAAACATACTTTGTACCACTATCTGTACTCCATGTATCCTCAGACACACATAAACCATTGTCTTGTGCGAATTTAAGTAAGCGTGGGTATTCACTGGCCTTTACGGTTGCCCCATTTGCCTTGATGTATCCATCATTCAGTGTAGGTTTAAGCACAATGTCACCGACACGGTTACCATCTCGTACATCATCCACAATCCAAGTTACTGTACCATCACTAACTAGTAATCCAGCACGAGACATCATAGTAATAGAGGAAGGCACTGTATCTGCTGTTGTACCTGCTGTGACGCACTCCAACCTTGCCCATGAAGGAAGATAAGATGAGTAGGCAATATCACCTATGGAGTACGCTTTATTTCGCTTCAACATATTGAAGTCCATAGCGTTCTCCGTTGCTACCCTTGCACTTTCAGCGGCTTTCTGTTCAGACACACGAGCGGCATTTTCAGAATCCTTAGATTTTGTTTCTGAGAACTTAGCATTGGTTTCAGAAGTCTTTGCATTAACTTCCGACACAGCCGCTTTTGTCTCCGAGGTTTTCGCATTGGTTTCAGAGGTCTTTGCATTTGTCTCAGAACTCTTAGCGTTCGTTGCAGACGTTGCAGATTCCTGCGCCTTCATTTTACTATACAAAGCCCACTCTTTAGAACTCTGTGTCTTCCCTGTGGTACTATCCGTATCCGCTTCACCATCTGGAGAATCCGTAGCTTCTGCCCACTTCTTCGCCAACTGATGAGAAATTTCAGAGTTGGTTTCTGAATTATGTGCATTGGTCTCCGAGGTCTTAGCGGCTTCCTGCGAAGATTTTGCGGAGGACGCTTGTTTCGTTGCTTCCTGTACCAAGATTGTATTGGCCGCTACAAAACCACCCTGAACAGTTTCCATGTAATGCTTCGTTACGGCATCTTGAGGGTCTTTGGGGTCACTTACGTTAATGACACGAGAACCTAAAGCATTAAAGTTAACCCCATCAGGGTACGTAGACAAAGAGTTTAGTATAGGGTAGTCCTGAGCTTCTTCAATCAGGTGTAACTGCTGTAAGTTTTCCAGTGTCATCTGCGAAGCCTTAATAAAAGCACCATCTGCCCACTCAACAATTCTATCTGAAGAAGTCTCACGATATACCCTGATAGCTACCCCAATATCAGGGGTATCCTTCAGGACGACGCTTCTATCATCAACAGTATAGTCGGAAGGATAGGTGAGGGATTGCCCCTCATTACCTATTTGAACCTTCACGAACTGCTTATTGATATAGTCGAACCCGAAATAAAATTTATTTGTAGTGCCATCCCCAACAAAGGAGACACTCGCTTTCAAGTTTTGACTATTCACCATTTACCTCCATTCATATTCAAATACTTTCGTTGTTCCTGCTTCTTACTCTTACTACGAGACTTCTGTGTCTCCTTCTGTTTCTTCTGCGCCTCCTCTACATCATTTGTCCCTGTCACTACCTTCTGAAGCATTTGAATTGGATTTCGAGAAGGTTTTGTCTCAGGGCGTTTCGAGAAGCTATCCTGACTGATTTGTCCCTTGTGCATATCAAGCAATCCAGACAAAACAGCTTGAGTTCCTACAAACTTATCCAGAGGGAACATATTCGCAATCGTCTTGCTGTCATCCTGATATACTCGATTGTCTACTACAAGGTCATTTAAGGCGCTCCATGTGCTACCAACACCATCTTTCACGGTATTCAGAGCGGCCACAGCAGGAAGCTGATCTATGTAACTACCAAGCCCCTGTGAAGAACCACCTTGTCGATTTACAGTAGTACGTACCGTAGGCGCACCTGACACAGCTTCGTACAAGTCATTCCCAAAGGATAACCCAGCCAACAGAGAAGACCGAGTAATACCAGCACGGGCAAAGTTGTCAGGGGTCAGCGTGTCGTCAAGGAACTTCTTCCGTTCAGCCTCATCTTTGTATTTCCAGTTCGCATACACCTGAGTACGCAAGGCCCAAATGCCAGCACCAGCAACAGCCGAACTCAACAGCTGTGTCATTGCTTCTTTGTCTGGGCGTTCCAAGGCTCTCGCGAGATGACTATTAATAGCCATACGAGAGAAGTTCTTGAACTGAAGGAGCATTGGGAACAGTCCCGTCTTCGTGAAGTAGTTAGCATTAGACAAATTAGGCTGAATAATACCCCGCTGAACTGCCTGTGCTGTAAAGGCCCTCATGGAGACATAAGAAGTGTAGTCTTCCTCCTGCATCTTCTGAATGGCCTTGAATACGGCATTAGGGTCGTTATGGTCAAGGTTTCCAAAGTATTTGTTAATGGTATCCTTGAACTTCCCTGTATCTCTTACCCCCACATTCTTGAAGGCATTGTCGTTGAACAGGTGTCCTCTGCGCCCCAATACAGCCCAGTCAATAAGGTCAGACATAACATCCGCCTCACCCATACTAACTGCTCTCTCTGTCCATGCACTCAGCTGGTTTAGCATAGAAGTAATGTCAGAAGCATAATCAACGGCATTATTCAGTTTCCCCATGACCTTTGCACGAAGTCCAATACGATCATACTTCGGAGTAGACAAATCCATAGGATTCAAGAAGTTATACTGCGAGTAGTCAGCGGCAATCCTTAGTTTCTTCAGTTCATCATGAGACAACGTAGTAGTACGCATCCCATGGAGAACTTTGTCTACCCCAGGAATCATGTTGCCTATGGCTCTCATCCCAGTAACCGACATCATCCCAAAGTTTTCGCCTATCTGATTCAGGCCCATGTTGGAACCATTCATTGCATAGGACATCTTAGTTAGCAAGCGAACGACACCATTCATAGGGTCTTGAGAGCGCTTCGTACCATAACGATACCCAGTAAGCTGTGAAACAACATAGTCGAACTCTTCCAGTGAATCAGACACAGTGCTATGTTTAATCAATCTACGTGTCTCGTTAGCCTTACGGAGTTCTCGTTCTATTTTGTCTCTGTAGCCATCAAAGAATGCCCCCATATCCTTGACACCAAGGGAAGCCATGGTAGCCTTAGCCGAACTACGGTTTGCCACTTGCTCCATTGTGGAGAAGACATCGTAGTCTCTCAAGCACTCATCAAAGGAGAAGTATTCCCCGTTAGGCATTGTTTTGTCAGACAGTGCAGAAGTGTCCATAGGGAACCGTCTTTGATACTGCTCTAACTTGTCCATGTGGTTCAGGTCACGCATAGTAACCTTTGCATTAGACAAATTACGGTCAATGATACCAAAGGCCCAATTACGAGCTTCTCTGTCTACGTACTCACTGAGTTCCATGTCAGGCTCTTCAATAATACGCATACGTTCCAAGGCATCTCTATCAGCGTTCTTGCTGGCATAGTTAGCAAGCCAATCAATGGCATCCTGTTCAGAGTCAAAGTTCGTAAGGAACTCAGCTACTTTGTCTACATCAGCTCTGCGATAGAAGCCAGTGTCAGGAATATCCTTTGTCAAAGCTCCTGTCCTACGCAAGAACTCCTGCTCCAGCTTACGGAAATTCTCAGCTTGTCTAACAGCTTCCTGAATCTCATTCGGGAACCCCTCAATGCTTCTACCATACTTCACTTTCTGGTCATAAGCTTGAAGGAACTCCCTGCCAAACTGTCTACGTACTTTAGAAGGCATACCTGCGTGTTGAGCAAAGTAGTCTCTGTAGCACTGCCTCATGTTTCCAATGTATTCTTTAAGCTGTCTCTGCATAACACTCTTTCGAGTTGAGAAGTCTAAGGATAACCCTTGTGCATGACGCTCTGCATTTTGTCTAGGGTCGCCAAGCATCTTACGGCCAAAGTCTCTCAGATGATTAGACACGGAGTTGGTGAAGTGTCCGTAAGTGTCACCAAGGTACTTAGAGTCTTCCATCTTACGTCCAATGTACCGCATGACACGACTCTTGAATCCTCGTTGATTTTCGTCTTCTACTTCTCTCAGTGTCTTTGAACCCATCTCAACATCATTAGTGAAGGCTTCCTGTTCAGCTGTAGACACGGCAGGCTGTGTGTCTTTCTTAGGAGGTGTATAGCGTTCTGAGACAACACGCTCTTCTGTACGAGGCATGGACATAGGAACACTTACAGGATCATATATTTCAGGATGTACAATGGCGTCATATACAGGGCTATTCTCCCTGACAACTGTACCATTGATAATAAGGGCATCTTCATTTTTCGTATACCCTACACCAGACTCACGATACAAGATTTGTTTCAGTCCAACTCGTAAGTCATCAATAGGAACGTCTTCACCCTTTGTCTTCTTAATCCAATCCTGCAAGGCACTGGCCTTCTTATCATCCTGCAAGGCTTCTTCTGCCAGTTTCACACGGTTTACACCTGCTTCAGGGTTTGCTCCCTTGCTAGTGAGGTAAGCGTTCCATGTGCTATCAGACATTGGAGTCTTTCGATACTTTTCAATGGCCTTGCGTACCTTAGCACCTAAAGAAGGAATACTCCCTGCTTTTTGCAAGAGGTCGGTGACTGTAGCGTCTCCAGATAACCCTGCATCTCTCAGGAGTTTCGAGGCTTTCTTCCCTACTACTTTCTCTACATCTTCTTCAGGAAGCAGTTTGCCAAGAGATTTACCTAAGGCCTTACTTTCCTTTTTAGACAAAGTAGGAGTTCCACCTAAGAAGTCATCAAGCTGTTTCTCTATGGAAGCCTCAGTAGTGTTCAAGAGGCTGTGTGTCTGCATCGCTCTTTTGTCTGCAATATCCAAAGCACCCTGCACGGCCTGATTCTGCATCCTTTCGGATTGATAAAGGAACCGTTGCATGTGTTCACCATTCATAGGAACCTTCAGTTCCCTCATGGTGCGGAGGAAGCGGATACCAGCCCCACCTGCTGTACCTAAGACACCTGCCACTGCATAGTTGGCCTCATGGATTCCGTAGCGTTCTGCCAGTCCACTGTCGGCCATATTCAAAGCCCCTTGTACAGCGGCGGACTCAGCAATCTTCATGATACGTTTAGAACCTAAAGACACCAGAGCTTTAGACCCCAGTCGTGCGCCTACCTTTACTAAAAAGGCTTCTTCACCGACAAAGGGGATGAGGTTCAGAGGGTCTAACAGCATCCCCAAAGCTCCACCGATAACCGAGTGTAAGCCAAAGGAAGTCTGCTCTGCTCTCTTCTCTCGCTCTATGTCTTCTTTCTTCATCTTCAGAAGTGCCTTGAACTGCTCAGGATTTTCAGCATTTAACAGTACGGAATCCTTTGCTACCTTGTTGTCCCCTAAGACATCATCAAGTAACTTTATGTCTTCGTCAGACGCCTTCCACGTGCTGTAGTAGGGGTTAGCGTTCATCTTAGTCAGTCCAACACGCATGGCCGCAATGGTTCCGTTTTCGTACCACATGTTCTTGAACGAGTCTTCCAACTTATCCCAGAAGGGTCTGTCGTTCATCCTAGCTATTTCCAGAGGGCTTTCGTCAAGGACTAAGGAAAAGGAGGGAGTACCTGCGGTAATTTTACCTCCCTTAGCAAAAGCCCCTGCAAAAGCATTTAAATTAGGAACTGCCTGACCCATGCTTTCAGCAATTTCTCTTGCATAGGAAGCCTGAGAAGGATACTCGTCCCCATTGCACCATTCAGCATTGTCTGGTATACGCCCCGTTCTCATGGCTTCATCAGCGGCCCCCATACCTCCGTAGTGTTCCAAAGCCATCAACTGAATATTACCCCCATAGCGATCATACATCTCAGAGGTCTTTTCATACATGACGGCATCCTGAACTTCAGCAGGGGCGTTCATCGGAGCTACACCAACATACTCAGGAGCTACCTTTTCAGCATAGGAATCCCAAGTACCCTGCATGAACTGATATGCACCTGAAGCACCTGAACCACTTGAGTTAGGTAGCGTGTAGTCCATGCCAGACTCTTTATTGCCTATGTTATACATAAACTGTGCTATTGTCTCTTTTTTGCCTATTTAAGACACCTCCTTTCTATCCGAATAAATTGGAAATATAATTACCAACATCACTTTGCCAAGAGGAATCCCCTGGGTCTACGTACTGTGACGTTTCTGTATACTGATATGTCGATGTATTGTCATCTTGACTGCTAGTTTCTTCTTCAGGTGCGGCGTATGTCTGATTACCAGACTGCTCTAAGTTTGCTTTCGCTTCAGACACAATGTCGTTGAGTGCTACCTGCTGGTATCCACGAGAAGACAAGAATGTAATCATGGAATTACCACTAGCATTACCTACTACAAAGCTAACTTGTACATCATCTGGGTTCACTGTACCACCACAGTAATCTTTAAGACGGGTAGCCAGTACCCAATAGAAGGCAGAACGAGATGTATCTTCATCCGTACCCCCAATGTTTACTAAATTGACAGCACTCTTAGGAATCGGCGCCCCATTGAAGACATAGTATTCACTAGCAATCTTATACTTCGCATTAGTACAAGCATCATTGGCAGACATACCCATAGCCCGAAAGACACGAGCATGACTTCTGAACAGTTCCCGTAAGTCACCTGAGTTAGGACTTGCATAGGAGAAGCCTTCGTAAGTATCCCCACCAGCCAAGGGAGGTAAGGAGGAACCAGACAAAGTGTCTTCTATGTAAGGAGCCAAATCAGCATCTACCTGCTTCAGCTGTTCAGAATTACCTAAGATATTGCGAACCCCCATGAATTTGTCTACACCCTCATTGGCAATACAAGCAATAGACGCCTTTAAGGTGTCTTCAGACAAAAGGGAGTTACACATTTCAGGAGATTGTTGATAAAGGTCTACTACACGCTGGAGCATGGGAGACATCTCACCATTGACGGTCAAGCTATTTATCCCTGCTGTAGCATTAAGTGTATACGAACGGGCAAGAAAGTTATGAAAAGCAGGATGATAAGCCAGACGCATCATCTTAGATAAGTCTTCAGGTTTGGATAAATCAAGCCCATTGTAAGCATCATTAACAGCTAACACCAGCTGTGCCTCAGTAAAACCCAAAGCCTTATACTGTTCAGAAGAGGTGGCAATCCCGTTGCCCATAGCATCCTGTGTTTGTCCATTCATGACAGCTTCAATCTGAGCCTTCATATTCATATTACCAACCTGAGCTTTTGTCGCACTTGCGGCGGCGGCCCTTGCAATATTCCTCTGCGCTCTTTGTTCGGCCTCAATAGCAGACAAGCGACCAGACACAAATTCAGCGGCAATCTGTTTGTCTTCAGGATTCTCAAGCCCATCTACGATAGCGAATAGAGACTTTTCGTCTTTCGCCTTTGACATCTTATCATAGACATCTCGTGTCCTCTGCATCCAGTGTGCCCTATTGGATTCATTGGCAACATCTTTAAACTGTTCTACGTTGATGTAGTCACTTACCTTCGTTGCTCCGCCATACAGCGGTGTCTCCCCAATTTTCTGAATCAGTGAGTAGTCCCCTGTGTTCATAGCTACCGTCTTTAGCATATTCTGGAGAATCTGATAGTTCTTTGTCGGGTCACGTTCCTGTGTCGTGGTAAGCATGTTTCCTAACTGATTTGCAAAGTTCTCTCTATCCTCATCTGTCCAGTTCCAGCGGTTTCGTGTGTTCTCCGAGACAAAAGAGGCGATAGATTCTGAACGGTTGATAGACATTTCTTCTGTCTTCTCTGCAATGAACTTACTAGCTACTTTACCCGTATTCACAACACGGGATTCATACAAGCCATTGTTCAGAGCATACTTATTGTTTACCGTGATATTGTCCAGATACTTCTGAACGTTCTCATTGAAGAAGTCATCGTAGTTCTGAATTTCCTTCCCTAAATTTTCGGGAAGCTTCATCTGAGACACATAGGCCTCGTACTTCTTGTGGACTTCTGACGAGATTTCTTGCCCTCTCAACTGGTCTACCATGGCAAGGGCATAAGGGTTATCTTGCAAATCCCCAATACCTGCCTGTTGAAGCATGGCAATACTATTCATCGTAAGCCGAGTATCATGATCGTTCTGACCATAGAGAATAGGGACAACTTTGTCTGCAATCTCTCTTTGTCTCTTATCGTAGTCTACTCGATACTGCTCTACTGCCGCACTGAGGACACCGAGGGAACGAGCTAAGGCCGCCCCCTGGGTCGTCTCAGAAGCCCTGACGTTCTCCCCAAAACGAGGGAGGATAAGCTGACGTTGATAAGTTTGCGGGGGCTGTTGTGTGAACTGACGAGCCGTCCCTATCGCATTACTGGTTTGTGTTGTAGGCATTTACCGCCCTCCTTTCGGGTACGTCCATGTCATAGGGAATGTATTTGTATACGTAGGAAGATTAAAGTGATACTGGTAGTTATTCCGATATGCATAGGGATTTGTGTCGTATCTATTCTGCGCTCTCCACCATGTGTCTAATTCCATACCCTGTGATTGGGCAGAATTTAGAGCGTTCTGATAGGAGTTATAGACATTCAGTGTATCCCCTGCAATATTACCCAGTAAAGACCAATAACTGGGCATCTGCGGGGCCTGAGCCTTAATGTTCGCAATCTCATCCATAGCCGAACGTTTAGCCATCTCTTTGTTAAGACTGATTTCATCTGACTGTCGTTCATAGACATCTTTGATACCTGACAGAGTTCTCAAGGTATCCACATGAGCCGCTCTCTGTAAAGCTCTACCAGTACGGGAATCACCTCCCGTTTCTTCATTGATAGCCGCGCGTACAGAAGATTCCAGACCGAGAGCGTTTGTCTGTACCTTCATGAGGCTATTCACAGCGGCGTCAAAGGCATCCACACGTTGTAGCTCATAGTTCTGAAAGGTATAAGCTAAGTTCTTTCCTACAGCGTTCGCCTGTTGAGACAAAGCTCTTGCCTGTGCCTTAGCGTTTTCTCTTTGGTCTTTCCAAGACATATAGTCACCAACGAGATTAAGTCCTAACTGTGTCGCACCCATCGCCGTTGAAGCAAATCCCATAGAATCACCTCCTATTAAACATTCTTAAATCGAGCTGTATAATTAGCTTCGTACCCACCACCAATGATAGACAAAGGTAGTGGAGTATCATTGATTACTTTTATGGTAGTCTCCGTGTTCCTTCTACGCACAGGAACCTTGAATGTACCTGTCTCAAAGTTAATCGTAGACAGTTTGTAGATAGAAGCTCTCTTATTTGTCAGTACATACTTGTACTTGTCGTTCACGATGACTTGCATATACCCCGACTCTGCATAATCAAAGAATACAGTACGGAGCATCAAGCGATAGTCAGGGGAAGACACAGTAGAGCCTTGCTGGTCTTTCTCCTTCAGGTAGATAGTAGACAAAGTCATTTCAAAGGTGTAGGGAATACCTATGATAACCTTGTGTCCCAAGGCCACACTATCTCTCTTCAACAGTTTTAGTGTCGTTGTGTCTGACTCATATAACAGGCCGTCTTCTGTAATACACTGCACACTACCGTTCAGGCCCTTGAAGACCTTATCAACATTGAGGTACAAATAACCATCCTCTTTGTCTTCACAGTTGTCTGTAGTCAGTGTCACTTCTGTCTTTCTATCTAACATAACACGGAACTTCTCAGTTTTCCTATAGTCCTCTGTGTTGTAGCTCATCGTAATGGATTCCAAATATACTTCGTTATTCGCATACTTTACTGCCATGTACAGTGAAGAGCCAATGAAGTCAGCACCGAGGATTTCCCCTGAAAATGTCCATTTTGACCAAGCGCTCTGCACCCTGTTCCCATTCAGATAAAGATACTTATAGACATATAGAGTATTAGGTTCTGCTGTAGTCATGACGAATAACAGGTTGTCATTAGAACTTCCTGTCATCTTATACACATCATTGGGAATATAGTAAGGAACGTGAGCTGTCACATCTTCAGCATCCTTTGTGTCTGTGTAATACTGTGCCACTCGATACTCGTTGACAGAAGCAAAGTCTGCTCTCTTAGAGACAAAGTAGACGGAGTTACCTGCACCAACAGGAATTACGTCGGTGTCTGAAGTGAACTCAGTAATACTGTCTAACCGAGCGTTCTTAGGAGACAAAGTACCATCTGAAGCTAGAGCAAACTGTGTCTGACCTGAGAAAATGTACAGTGATCCTGAGAAGGGAACAGCATTGTACAAAATGGAAACCTTGTTGTTTGGAGCATTGATGTCTATCGTATCATCATCCTGAACATCTACTACACTCTGCATCCAGAAGTTAAACAAGTCAGAGGAAGAAGATAGAATGATATTCTCACCAGACAAAAAGCCTAAGCGGTTACGATAGAAGAACAAGTCGTTAATGGTATTGTTGATGAATGAAGGCACTTCGTTAGAGTTTTCATCCCCTGTCCTACGAGGTTCCCAATCGAGAGCCTTAAAGACAAAAGTACCATCTGATTGTCTTATCAGCGCATGAGGCATCGTCGTATTGTTTATGGTGTTATCTATCCCCGTCTTCACGGTTTCCTTCCAGATACGCTCAGAAGCGGAGTATTTGACATAGTAGTTGTAATCTGCATTGGACTCCCCCCGAACCAACACGGTATAACCATCTGGGGCTGAAGCAGGTAAGTTAGTGAACTTATTGGTATATGAAGTAATACCCACCAAAGCAAGGTTATTAAAGGAGTCGGCTGTGTCTATGCTTGAAATGTTCCCACGAACTCTCAACCAAGAACTACCTGTGTCTACTGTCCAACCCTTACTGCGAATCTGGGAAGCCAACTGGTCACGAATGTAGTCCGTTGCGATATTCTTTACGTGGTCTACATTGGAGCCATTAGGAGTTTCATAAGACGCTACTTCCTGTCCATTTATCCACACTTTGTAAGTTCTACCATACTGCCCTTGCTTTACATTGATGAGACACCCCTGAGAGGCCATCGTATCTTCTGTTCGATTACCAGACATTCTGACCTTCATGCCCTTATTTAAGACAAACGTGTAGTCAGCTACCGTGATGACTTTCAACTGTGAGTAGGGTTTCGTGAGGTTACTAATATAACCTGCATCCTGCACCTCTACTTTCATCTCTGTGCCATCCAGTGTAAAGACACGAATTTTACCAGAAGAGATGAGAACAATATATCGTTCCTGCTCATCTCGATTAATCAAGTGAGCATAATAAGGTACAGCCTCAGCATTGAATAGTTTTCCATGATTTACTGTAGGGGGACGCTTCTGCAATCCGCCTGCTTCTGTACTGTAACCATTAACCTGTGTCTCCAACTGCTCTGCATGACGAATACGAGGTGACTGCTGAGACACACCTTCTATGAAGTTGTCTATTCGCTGTGTTACGTTACTCATCGTGTTCCCACCTCAGTTACAGACGTATTATTGAAGACATTCGGTTTCTGTGTGTCTAATTCGTAAGTCATAACATCTGCGTATGCCTTAGCCAGCTCAGTATTCAAAGACTGTTCCAACTCTGCATCTCCGAGAAAACGGACAGCAAAAGCAAGGGAAGCCTTTACCGTAATGTACTTACGGAAAACCATAGGAAGCTCTTCAAAAGGAAGCTCTTGCACCACATTAGTAAGTATCAAGTTTTCTGTGAATACATCCGTATAGTCAGGCACATTGAAGAAGAAACCTCCTCGATTTCTATATGTGTTCGGAACTCTCAACAGTGAGCTATCCCACTTGATTCTGTGTGTATTTGCATCGGGAACCAGCGTAACCATAGGGATTGTATTGAAGTCCCAGCCTTCCTGCTGAATTTCCTGACTAACAGCTTTCAGCATTTTGTCTGCTACAGAAGCGTCAATGTTCTGGTCTATCTCCTCCAAGGTGACGACACTGTCAGTCCCGCTAGAAGTTAGGATTTCATTCACAGCATCCAGTTCCGTCAAAGGTGTAATAATCATTGTGTGCCTCCATATAAGAAAAAAGGAGGGAGTCCATAAGAAGAACCCCCTCGACAAAACAACTATCAGCCCTTAGCAGAAATACAACCAATGGCAGTAGCTTCAGGACGGAGGCCACCGTGACCCATGGAATACTTAGCTACCAGCTGGGTTGCCTGATATTCGATACGACGGCCAGTTTCTACTGCGAGGTCTTTCAGCTTGACCGTACCAACAGCCGTATGATGAGCGGCAACAAAGACACATTTGTCTTTATAGGTAGACGGGAAGTCATGAGCTGTACCAGAACGCAATACGTGAGTACCATCTGCGCCGCCATCCGTAAGATGAGGAACTTCGATGATATTAAAACCAGCAATCTTAGTAACGTTACCGTCAACCAAAGTACCGACAGCACCAAAGTCACGGTTGATAGCGTTCCAAGAAGCTACCAAAGCGGCCACACCGTCAGGCTTCATGTAGACATAACGTTCCGTAGCAGGGACATACTGGTTAGAGAATTTAGCCTTCAGTTCCAGAAGCATCTGAACAATCATCTTGCCTTCTGCTTCGGTAATACCCATATCCGTAGCGTCAATCTGTTTGTCTAAGATGACACCTTTGCCGAGGCCTGTAATGTTTTCTTTCTGCTCAACTGCCATCTTAGCAATCTCTGCAAGAATAGCACCATCAGCAGACACAGCCAAGGCTTCGCCCATCTGCTTAGAGTATTCGTTACGAACATCAAAATGAGACATAGCTTCATAGATGTCTGTTACCATCTGGTCAGAAGTCAGCAAGCCGTCAATGCCAATAATCTTTTCGTTGTGCGGGATAGCTTCACGAATTTCATCCAAGGACTGACCAGCACCCAAGTAAGCGGCTTTTGCCCGACCCATTACAGGGAAGGAGGCAGACTTACCAGAAGAAATGGTGCGCATCAAGTGATTGTTGACTGCTAAGGCAGACCGTTCAAATGCGGAAATAACTTCACCAGAAAATACTTTAAGAAAACCTGCTAATGCGTCCGTCTGGCCCTGATTAAGACCCGGCTGAGAAATATTTGTCAATGCCATAATTTATCAATCTCCTTTAAAATAATTTAGAATTAATAACTTTCTGTTCGATTTCACGGGTATACGCCTTGTCTTTCCCATAGCGAGGGTCAGCCATGGCTGTTACCATTTCTTGCTTAGAATTAAAACCTGCGTCAGTAGACACAGCACCACTACCACCAACAATAGTTGGATTGCTAGTCCCCATGGTCTGTACCATGTCTGCCCGAATACCTCTGAGCATCGTCTGAATAGCCATCACGTTACCACTGTTCATGGTGTCGTTCCACATCTTTTTATATTCTGCGTTCTGCTGAGAAGCAAAGGTCTGCAATTTAGTAAACTCTTCCTGACCACCTGCACTTTCGACAACGTGTCGAGCAAGACGATCATATTCAGCTTCCATGCCACGAATATATGCATCAACAACAGACTTTGGATACCCTGCCTTTTCAAGGTTCTGTAACTGTTCTGCTGTGAGTTCACCTTTTTCAGTATAGGTTTTCTCAAGGTCAGCCCAATCAACACCTTTAGATTCTAAGTCATTCTTCAGGTCTTCATTCGCCTGTGTCTGTGCATCTACTCGTTTCTGCACATTGTCGTCTACATCCTGCCCCGTGGGTTCTGGGGACTGCTCTTCAGGAGCTTCTACAGTTGTGGTAGTTGTTGTGTCTTCAGGGACTACTTCAACTTCCATCCCTGTGTTCTCAGTAACCTGTACATTTTCCTGCTGTACTTGTTCCTGAACATTTTCCTGTTCCATTCATTAACCTCCTTGTTGTTCTGGCTGAGACATAGCTTGCATTGCCATTTCCTGTCCCATTGCCATTTGTTGCTCTTCTTCAATCTGTTGCTGTGTCTTTACAAGACCTTCTGTTTCGACACCTGCCCCCGTAAACATATTCAGGAGCATAACATTCCAATTAATCATAGCCTGAGCATTGGGAATCTGAGACACCAAGTTAAGTACGGTTGCATACTTCTCTAAATCATGTCCTCGTCCCAAGGCATCCAAGCCAGTTGTGATTGTCGGTTCCACCGTCCCTTCTGGTAAGTTCGGAACCTCGCCTGTGCTCTGAAGCTGGTTCATGATTCTACGTACAAGAGGTAACTGTAATTCCTGAGACAAAATGGAGTATACTCCACCTAATGTGTCTTCCAGTTCACCAGCTACCGTCCGTACTTCTTCTGCGGTTACTCGTTCAGCGTTACGCTGTACTACAGAAGACAAAAGAAATGCATAAGACAAACGAGCTTCAATGGCGTCTGCTGTCTGTTTAGCTGTGTTGAAGTCATAGTATTTCTCAAGCTGTAATACGCCTATGTCTTCGATACGCCCTGAGATAAAATCACCACTAGTAGCGTTCTCCAACTTCTTTGCCCTCGTTACCCCATTAGGATTGACAAGGAAGTAGATATTAGCCGCAATCGTAGATAACTTGAAAATAGCTTTAGACAAGTTCTCAAGAGAGTTCAAGTCACCGAGATACTCTTCAACAAAGGAACGTCCGTAAGACTCCCCGTCCATTTTAACCATGCGAATAGGCAGGTAGGGGGTTTTCAGTACAGGATAACTCTGCTGACTCCCCTGAATCGGTGTGTCTTCTACTTCCTGATACGCCAAGAACTGATCGCCACTACGACAGACATGCGTGTATACCTCGATAAGGTCTTCTGGTTTCTTGTCGGTCTTAATCAAATTCTGAACCGTAATATCCAGTGTCGAATAGGCCACTTTGTCTAACGTAACAATCTGAATGACATTACCAAGGCCGTCTCGCTGAATGACATAGTTGTACAGGCGATACATCTTAATACCACCTTCAGCAGGTGGAAGGAATAACAGAGCATTGCCAGCAACAATACACTGCTTCAAGGCCTCTAACACAGTAACTCGAATCTGGTTAGACTCAATGTACTTCATGATTCTATTCTCAATCTGCATGAGAGCCTGCTCTACCTGAGCTTTTGTGTCTTCTTGTCCCTGTGCCATGTATTCCGACAAAACCTCGTCCGACATACCCAAACGGAAAAACGGACTGTTCGGAGGCATCAAGGCAAGTATGAGTTTAGAAGCCAGATTGTTAATACCCCGTGCGCCTACAGACTGATATGGCGTGTCATAATTCTTACTCTTGTCATCATTTTCCTCTGGGAATAAGGAAGGAATCGTTACCTTCGCACAGTCTACAGCACGCTGAATATAGGGCTGTCTGTCGTTCTTCAGTCTGTTATATGTCTTCTTTGCTCCCTGTTCCTGTAGCTCTTGAATCGTAATATCCATTTAGATATTCAGTCCAGAGTAACCAGAGCTATTGGAAGACTGGCTGTCGTTGTTGATGAGCAAACGGGACTTCCCTTTCTTCTTCTTTTTGTCTTGTGTCGTATTCTCTGTACCCAATACAGGAGCTTCAGGAGCCGCCGCCGCTATACTGGGAACCACCTGTGCCGCTGATACATCGGGAGCAGACACGTTGACAGTCTGGGAGCCACCAACACCAAGGACTTTACCAACAGCCTTAAATGGGGCAGACACAACTCTTTTGATTGCTCTACCAATACCACCACTCAAATTAATCACCAACCCTTTCTAATAAATTAATTACTGCATAGACACCTCTCATATAGGCAGGTAATTTGTCTGCTTGAATAGAGGTAGTCAAGAAGTAATCTACATCAAAGTATTCCCTCAAACATCCCACGAGTTCAGGGGAGGTCATGAGTTCCAAATCTGCTAATGTGTCTTCTTTATGCATCATCAGCACCTCCCATATAGACAAAAGTAGGATACTCCTTAGAATATCCTACCTTCGTATAGCTATTATTTTTACCAAGAAATGCCCCTGCGTAGACAAAAGCACAGTTATTGGCATCTCCCATATCCTTGAGGAACTGAGCCGCAACCCTGCCAAACCCTGCATATTTAGGATTCATAGACACAACAAAGACTTCCTCAAGTACCCTCAAGTTATCTGCCCACCATGCAAAGTCTGTGTTCAAGACAAAAGCAACTGCACCGACAAACTCACCATCTTCTGTGTAGAAGTAGGCAATGTTCTTTGTCTTATTCAGTTCACTAATGGTCATCCACACGCAATCTTTGTCTCCAAACTTTTCACATAGTGAATTATTATGTCTAAGTTTCCACATCCTCTCAGCGACTTCATAAGCTCTTTCTACAGCTTCCCCATATCGTACTATGAATCGGGTTCCCAAAGCCTGATAGACCCTGTTTTCCAATCGTAGTCCCCCTTTTCATGCAGGATGTAAGCGAGACGAGCGTTCTTCAGAGCTTCCTTAGCATCTCCTTTGTAAGCTCTCAAGACCGTATCCCACGTATAACCGAGCTCTTCCAAGAGCCGTGTGGTCTTTACCTCTCCGAATCCAGAAGCTCCCTTATAGTTATCTGTAGTATCTCCCATGATTGTCTGTTTCAAATGCCAGCGTCGGGCATCTTCCTTTGTCGTATCAAAGTATTCGTTCCTCATAAAATCATAGAACTTTCCTTCAATAGCCCGAAAGTCTTTGTCTCCACTTACGAGTACATAATCGCCTTCCAGCTCTTTTGTCAGAAGTCCACAGCAATCATCCGCCTCCAAATGAGGCTCCATGTAGCAGACAAAGTTTTCACGAATCCATTCACGCATGGGGTTGAAGCAGATAGGTCTTCGCTTGTTCGTTCGATTCCCTTTGTAATCTTCAAACACTTCTGCGTTCCTGAAGTTGACATGATCTTTGTCGGTGAGACACATGAACCATCGGTACTCTCCCGTATACTTATAGTGGTCAAGGATTTTGTCAGACAGTTCCTTTGCAAAGTTCGAGAAGTACGTAGTGGCTTCCCTCATATCACAGTGAAGTGTCCAGATGTCGTTGCCCCAATGTACAGGCTTCTCACACTCCAGCAAGGAGACAAAGAGGAGCATGTCAGCGTCAAAAATCAAATTCATCATTAGCTAAACGAACAACTCCTTTCTGTACACATATCACATTTCATGAAGTCCCTATCGAAAATCTCAGGGCAAGCCTTTGCCAACTGTTTCTGAATTTCCATAGCCAACTGTTGATGTTCCTGTTGTGCTCTCTTGCACATACGCTTAGGAAGATATTCGTACCACGAACGGAAATTGCCAGTAATCACCAAGGTATACTCAGCACCCTTCGGCAACAGGTAAGCGGCATCTTCTTTCTTGACAGCTTCCTGATAGACATAAGCGTAGTCTGCCATGTGTTCCTCCAGCAGTTTGTCAATATATTCGATACCCGTCTTGTGATATGTCTTCAGCTCACAGCCTCTCGAACTCTGTATCGTAAAGGACAGGTGTCGATGTCGAGTAAGTTGGAGTAAGACTGACGTAGACACAGTGATTTCAAAAGACGCATAGCAATGTTCGAGGACAGACAAATGACCTGCCTCAATCGCTTTCTGCACAGTCTTTACACCAAGGGGACGCTGGTAACATTCCCCCATGGCACGACGAATTAAAGTTAAAGGGTCAACTGTCATAGACAGAAGTTTTACATTATCCATTTCCTAATTCCTCCTCGACATAAACTTCTTGTGTCTCTTCGTCCGTTTCATACGGGAATCCAAAGGGGTCTTTGTCTACCATCATCTCAGCTTCTTCAATAGAGTCAGCTTCTACAATGACCGTAGAGTCCCGATTGTAATTAATGCGGACAAGATATTTATTCATTAATTTACCACCCTTGCTTCTGGCAAAACTCAATAATCATATTGGCTCGTTTCAGCATTTCTTCAGTATTATCTTCTGCTTCCTTCTGTGTTTTGAAGACGTTACCCATGGCATACATAACAGAGTCCTGAATGAAATCTTCACTAAGTCCCATAGTCGTGAAATTAACTAACCCATCTTTTAATATATAGTGGCACGGCTCCATAAAAGCAGGTTTACGAGGTTCAGCCAGCTTTTCCTTCAGGCGACAAAGAGCCAATCCCATACCTAAACGGAAATCCCATTTGTCTTGCGGAGCCTTCTTTGCTTTTGCTTCTACGTCATCCTGCTTCACCTTGATAGTGTAGTTTTCTTTGTCTACATAGCACTTCACTTTTTCAGGGTCAAGTCCTAAATATTCTGCAAGAAGGAGTGTCGTGGGAGGCAGTTTTCTGAATCCACCGTCTTTTAAATGGATGTCAGACATATCATAAGCATTTCGTTGTGATTCAGGTTCACGGGAGTTAATATCCCAGAACCATAAAGTTACCCCGTATTCACCTTTCAATTTAACCGAGAAATCCCTTTTGTCTACCTCCACAATTACTGCACCTTCAGGGAAACGATCAGCCTGTTCCCCTGTAACCACAACTTCCATACCTACTTTTGCATCTTCAAATTTCATATTGTTTCCTCCTGTTCCTAATGGCAATCTGCCCAATTCTTACCAATCTTACCTTCAGTATCTAATTGACATCTAAAGTTAAAATAGTGCTGTGTGTCTCTCATGGCCTGTTGGGCTTCTCTAACGACAATTTCAGCAATGCCTTCAGTACGACAGGCGATTTGCTGTTCGTCATGTACCCACGCCATGAGCTGAAAATCCTTGCCATGGTCTAACCCAAGGTTCAGTAAGCGTTCCTCTGTACGTACAATCCAGTATTTACAGACGATAGCCCCTGCCGACTGTAGCAAGAGATTCAGCGCACTGTGGATTGACCGAGTATAAAGTAAGCGACCATCCAAACCCTTCAAATAACGTGTCTTCCACTCCCTTTGTCTCATTTCCACGTTGTATGTAGACAAAAGGTTTTTGACACTCTGTTGGAGCTTTTTAATAGCAGGAGTGGCTTTCAAGAACTTCTTCCGTAGTTCTGCACCATGCTCCGCTGTACCCCCAACAATCTCTCCAATCTTTGCATCCCCTGCACCATAAAGAAACCCATAGATAAATGTCTTTGCCATGTTTCTCTCTGGCAATCCTGCGGCCAGCTGGTTCTTCGTGTGAATGTCCCCTTCAACACATTCATGTGCATACTCTCCGTTGTCAAAAGGATATAAGTAGTGGGACAGACACCTGAGTTCCAGACCACAGGCATCCACGCCAGCCTGAAACCATCCATCGGGAACCGTGAATAACTCCCGACACTCAGCCCCATAGGGAGAGCCTACATGGGGAACCTGTGCAATATTAGGATGAGAGTGTGTCGCTCTACCTGTAATGGCTCCATTGGGATTCACTCGCCCATGTAAGCGGCCGTCAGAAGACACCAGTTTCATCCAGCCATTTTTACCATCCCTGAGCTGTCCTAATCGTTTAGTCAGTAATAAGTTAGTAGAGAATAGCTCTGCCAACTCCTTGACTTCTTTAGAAGCTTTTGGGTCTTTCTGAATGAGTTTAAATGTCTCTTCGTTCAACTGTACATTACCGGTGTCATTCCACATGTCCTCATTGTCGAACGGGTATCCATAGTGATCTTTCAGAATCCACAGGATTTGCTGACGACTATTGGGGTTAAACTCCTTGTATCTCTGAATGGGAACGCCTTTCTTATATCCCATCTTCGCATTGTCTCTCTTAGGGACAAACACTTTGTCAGGTATCTTAGGGCATTTGTCTGCCAACTTAGACAACACTTTTTCCTGCTCTGTGAGAAGGGTAGACAAGAGCTTTTTAGCCTTAGTCATGTCAAAGGTAAAGCCATTCTGCTCCATCTTCTGCATCAACCACTGTGCCTTATGTTCCAAATCAAGGGCCTGTACCGTTGTCTTCTTCTTGCGACATTTGTTATATAATGCTTCGGTGACGACAACGTCTTGCTCATTGTAGTCCAGCATCTCTTCATTGAAGACTGCCCAAACATCCTCTGCCTCATAGTCACTCGCATAGGTTCCTTTGAGGACTCCCAGCCGATAACCATAAGCCTTTAACGAATGTGACCCGTAGAGTCGTGAAGGCAAGACACCTGTTCGAGTGAGCTTGTTGTCAATGTAATTAATCTCAGAGAATACCAACCGAGCATAAACCAACGTGTCTACTACTTTTTCTTTCCCTATATGGAACCATGAAAACACCTTAGAGATAGCAGGGATGTCAAATGCGATGATATTATGACCACAAATCGTGTCTCCATTCATCAGCATCCGCACCCCTGCTTCTACTTCGTCAGGTCTAAACCTGTACATTTTATTCTCTTTGGTGTCCTTGATACACATACAGTGAATTTTTGTCATATCCTCCAGCAAACCGTCTGTTTCAATGTCGAATATTAACACAAAATCACTCCTATTCTGTGTACTGTTTTAACTCCGCAATCTTTTTAGCGTACTCCTGTTCGAGTTTGGTAAAGGTTTCTGTTGCCTTAACAAGCATCTTATGCGCCGTAATGACACGCTTGTTGTGACAATATGTCTCCACTCGCTTCAGGATTTTCAAGAATTTCAATCACTATCACCTGCCTTATTGTAGATACGCAACCCAGCTTCCTTTTGTCTTTCTGTGGAGAAACTAGAAATACGCTTCAGATACCCAATGACTCGTGTCGCATAGTCAATGTCTTTGGAGCCACACTTTGTACAGTGATTTTCCGTATTGACATTGATGAAACCACAGTCATTACATAGTGTCATGAGGACGTTAAATGTCCAATAGTTGACACCCAACTTACCAGCAATACAAATCAGGTCATACGCCTGCTCCTTAGACATAAGCTGTTCCATATTGAGATGACAAGCAGAACCACCATCAAGCCACTTCGTACTTTCCTTTCCATGCAGTCTAAGTTTATCAATGATATTGTAGGAATCGTCTTCAACAGGAAAGAAGTAGCTGTTATAACAAGCACGGGGGACTTTCAAGCCATCTTCTTTGTCCCACTTAGCATTTTTAACACCTAAGTTTTCGGCGGGTACAAACTCTGTATTGAACTTAACCCCTGTATCTTCTTTCCACTCCTTGTTGCTTTTATAGATGTCTTTTAAATAGTTCGAGAAAAAGACTGTGTCTGCTTTTCCCTTTACAAACTCAGAAGCCTCCAGCATACCATTGATACCAATGGTACAGAACTGTTTGTCTAAGCTGATGAATCCTGTAGAGTAAGCAGGAAGTAAGCCACCTTCAATGTAATCCTCAATGACCGCTCTGTGTGCCAAGAGATACATGTGTACTCGATCAATCAGCTTACTAAAAGGCTCTTCCCTTGTCTGCACGTAGCGATTCATATTAACCGTGATTACCTGAACGGAACCTGTAGACACCCCACCTGCACCCAATGTGTAGGAAAACGTGTTGTCCGTGAACTCATTACGCAACCGACAGCAAGAAGACAAAGAGTCTACGCTATCGCTTTCATAGACAAAGAAACTCAATCCTTTAGACATTTCTTCAGCACAAGCCCATGCAAAATGTTTGTCTTTCGGTTTCCCTTCAGCATCCACCAAGAGGGAAGCGGTCAGTACGGGATACGTGAGTAACGCACGTTCTCTCTCTTGTCTGAACCATTCCATAAAGAACATCTGCAATTTACGGAACGAACCTTCATATACAGGCTGTGTGCCATCGGGGAACTTAAAGCCACCAAAAAGCTGTTCAAAGTAAAATCTGTCCAGCACCGAGATATTCCAGAAGACGCTCTGGTTTCCGCGGGCGGAGGCTGGCTGATTCAAAGCATATACGACGCCTTGCAAAGCCTGTCTAACGTCAGCTGTGTGTAAGTCGATGTAGTCTGTACCCCATGTCTTCTTTGCGAAATAATCAAAGTACAGAAGGAACTCTACCGTAGCGATTGCCCCTGCGAATCCAGAAGCCACCTGATATACAAGGTTGACAAAGGAACCACAGAAACTATGGATGTTCTTTGGTGCTTCACTTGTGCCTCCCAGCGGTTTCGTACCATGGAGTAGGAAGGGGAAAAGTGTGATAGACGCACAGTAAGGGCGTAAGGAAGTTTCATCATGGATATAAATTCTATGTTCTTCGATGTCCTCAATGTACTTCTCAGCTAACTTCTCACCATACATCTCCGTGAGTTTACGCTGTACTAAAGCACGATTTACCTGAATGGTATCAGGCTTGTACATCTCAGCTTCCAAGATACCAATATTCTTTGTATCTACATTGGCATTAGCATCCACTAAAGAGCCACTTGCACTGTTCTGGCTGTGGATATAGTGGTCGATGTATTTAATTTTTTCTTCAATCTGTTCTTTCGTTAAATTAAGTAAGGGCATTTCTCACCTCTTTCTCCATGTCCTCTGCATAAATGCATGGAGACAAAGTTTTATCTCTCACAACTACTGTAGGGAACAAGTCAAATTCTTTTGATTCAGTCACACACATTACCTTAAAAGCTACGTTCGGGAATTTCTTGACAACCTTTGGAAGTCCTTTAAGTAGTGTGTCACAATACATACAATCTTTAATGACATAAATGCTTACTTCCATCCTGTGTCTCCCTTGTGAAATTTATAGTTCTGTACTTCGAGGAACAACTGGTTCGTGTTGGGATTGTCCAAACCTCCCAGCTCTTCTCTGTATGCTCCCACTTTTACCCAGCGGCAATACTTACAAGCTGTGAATAAATCCATAGCATCCCAAGCTCCCAAGTAGATACCAATGTTGATACCTAAGTTGTGGAGAGGCTTCAGTACACTATCAGCAAATTCTTCAAAGTTCATGTGATTACGATTACCACCCATGAAGAGTACCGTATTGGTAACACTCTTGTAGCTATTGATGAGAGACAAAAGCTCTTCTGGTGTCTGTTCATCACACTCATGTGTATCCCACAGGTAATCACTGTGACACCCCTTGCAATGACATTCACATTTTCCTAAGTTAATGACCAGTGAGATTTTGTCAGGGATTTCATTCAGCGTGACACCATGAGAGTACACAGGAATTTTAAAATTCTGCTTCATCATCATCTTCCTTCTCTGCTATTTCCAAGCGATCTGTTTTTCTGTTGTATGTCAGGTAGCCTCCTATGCCAGTCTCACCTGTGAAGCGGTTCTTTAAGACACGTACACGAGTGGTGTTTCTCAGCTCTTCATTGGACTCCTGCTGATTCCTTTCCAGCCCCAGTACGATGTCTGAAAGCTGTGAGATAGCGTGGGAGCCTCTGAGCTGTGCCAGCGAGGTAATACCACCTTCTTCATGAGACTTCTGAGAGTTGTCAGGTCTTCGCAAGTGTGATATGACAATCATGCCCACCCCTGTCTCTTCTACAATGCTTCTCATCTGTGTCATGAGGTAGTCAATCAGTTTTCGCTCATTGTCCCCCTCCAAACCAGAGATAGCAATAGACACATGGTCAAGCACGATGAAGTCACACTCCTCAGAAATAGCTAAATATCGAATCTTGTTCAGTAAGTTGTCACCCTCAAGACTTCCAAAGTGATTGTAAAGTACGTAGTTTCCTGTCCCCAGTGTCTCATCAAATGCCTTCCGATACTCTTCTTCACTGATAGCGTGTCTTGATAAGTGCAATCGCACCCCCGTGTGTATAGACATAAGTCCCACGGAGGTACGTGGTGCTAGCATATAAATAGGACAAGTCAAACTGAGGTTTTCCATAAAGTGATACAATAAAAGTATATATAGGGGG